CTGCCTGTAATACGTTTAAGGATAGATTGATATTGTTCTGAACGAATGGCACCGGATCCGTAATAGAACGATCGACGTGGCTTTCCGATGCCATATTGATGATATAATCCACCGCTCCGATCTGCCCAAGAATCCGCTGACTAATTGGGGCATTGAGATCAGATCCGATTATTTCATAGCGCGGATTCTGCTGCACCCTCAGGGCATCACCGCGATGCTTAAAAGAATCGATTCCAACGATATCCCAATCCGTCTTTTGCAAAAGGTGATCAACCAAATGCGATCCTACAAATCCAGCAGATCCGGTAATTAAAACTCGCACAATATTTGCTCCCTTAATTTATTGCATTTAGACAATAAAAAATGCTCGTTAACTGCCTTGAATGATTTAGCCCATTGCTTGTCAGAATTGGCAACTAAAGCATCTGCCGCCTCAAATAGAGCTCCAGGTTTAGCCGGCATATAATGAGCGATACCATCATGACCCCACTCGGGCCAATTCGGCGCCACCGTCGCGCATCGCGCATAGGTAGCCTCAAGCCATCCGATATTCGATTTTGATTTATTGAAATCATTATTGTGGAGCGGAACTAAGCAGATGGATGCTTGCATTATGCGCAGCACCTCGAAGTATTTTATGATCGAACCAACCGATATCGTAGTTAACTGTTCTTTTGGAATCCACTCCGAAACCTTATATGTCGCAACGCCAAGGAAGTAAAAATTCCAGTCTTTATATTTTTTCGCCAGCTCCCTAAAGTCATCCTCATAAGCCTCAAGATCTCGACCGTGCGTTGCTCCGCCGCGCCATAAGAATCGATTATATTTTTTAAATGGGCGATCATCTTGGTCACCCATCGGATGGAAATAATCATTCCACGCGTTTGGTACGACTACAATTTGCGCTTTAGTTTTTTCCTTAAGTTGGTTCGCAAGGAACGGCGTCGTCACGGTTATCACATCGGCGAATTCAAGGATCCTGGTAAGGGCCTTTTTATTCTGCTCTGAGTGAAACGTCGGGTGCGTCGGGTTATGGATCGGGACGTTAAATAAATCGTCATCATAATCAAGCCATATCTTCTTACCCATTGCTTTAGCTTGTTCAACAACCAAGCGCTGCTGGTCATCGTGGAATCGCTGACAGAACAAGACATCATATGGAGCGATATGCGACCAATTAATCGTAGTGCCCTGATTAAAATCGATTTGCCATCCGTCTACCTTAAGCATTGAAAGAGGGCCTACAGCGCGGAATAGGGAAGTCGCATCCGACGGAATCGGAGCTAGAACTAGTAAACGTTTCACGTGGAACATTCCTAAAGTTAGAAATTATGATGTTATTTTGTAACAGATTACCAGTTTAGATACGAGCGTTTTTTCTGGAAATTGCAACCATTTCCCTGCGTGACCGAATACGCCTCTTTATACCCGGCGTCTGCTATGATCCGCGCCACGCGCTCGTCTACCTTCCCATAAGGATAAGCAAAGGTATCCATGGGGAATGGCGGAGTGACCTCTTTAACGACTTCTGCATCGGATAATAGCGTCAAATCCGCATGGGTAAGGCTGTGGTATCCGAGTTTAAACCCATAGTTAAAATGCAGGTCGAATATCTCTTTCCAATTGCAGAATTTCCCATAAGGCTGACCAACGTCAAACGTGTTATCGCTAGCAACATGCGCTCCGCAAAAGAATAAGGTAATATCGCGACCCTTAAGCTGTTCGCGGTGATTCCAGACGCTCACATAAATACCGTCGAAACTCAGCGGACCAGGACACGCTAAAATTTCATTTAACGTATTAAAATTCGAATTAATTCGCTCACCGATGCGGTGTAGGAGTTTCATACCTTAAATACCCTTAACACCTGGTTATGCTGCTCGGTGCCGGTATGGTACGGAAAGACCATATAAACGATCTGCCTTGCATTGATCGCATTTATTTTCGTGCTTTCCCAAGCTTGAATATTGCATGTTAAAATAATCCTCGACGCGCATTTGTTTATGATGTCAATAAATGATTGGCAATCATAATGCCCGTACAAGCACCCAGTAGCCATAATAAAATCATATTTAAAAGTGGGAGTAATGATTCGCTTAACCCCTTGCGGGAATCGCGCAGCGGCGTTATCGGACATTTCATATCCATGGACTTCTCTTGCGGCGATTGACTGCGTAATCCAGCCTTCTCCGCAAGCAATATCAAGAGCAAGATCATAAGGGGCGAACATGTTAGCAACAGACAAAATACGGTCTCTACGAATTTCATCTTCTATGCTCCTTTTATATCCCCAAGGATCCGGGTCGTAATAATGTTTTTCCAAATCTTCTTTAGATTGCATACTTAGGAAACCTCGTCTTATTTAAAACCGAATCCTCGCGCGCGAATCCGTTCATATAGGTCATGCGATTCCTTCCGCTTTCGTTCTTCTCAGACCCATGCACCACCATCACATTCCACACCAAGACGTCTCCTGGATTCGCTTTTATCTTAATTCCGCTCCAATCACCTCGAATGAACTCCCTTAGTCCCAACTCGCTGCCATCGCGCGGAATAAGATGCATATCACCCCATCTATGTGAGCGCGGAATAAATTCAATCGCACCGTTCTCTTGATACATCGGATCGACCACGATTACCGTCTGTAAATAACCGGATTCTATGTTTTGAAAATCTTCTGGCGGCGTCCTAAATGATATGTCTTGGTGCCACGCGAATTCATCGCCATCACCAGATTCTCTAAAATAAATTTGATTATTAATCTGGCGGATTTCTTTTGTTCCGAGGATCATGCTTACAATGGTACGCATGCGAAAGTCTTCGGCGACATTTGCTAAATACCAATTGATATCCTTAGGCCAGAACATGAGTGAGGGAGATGCAGAATCGGGCGTGCGGTATTGAATCCGCCTAGGGTCTAGCTTGAGCGATGAGGGAATTGATTCATATGCGTGTAAACGCATAAGGTCGGTTTCCATCGGAGTAAACACTTTAGGGATAACCGCATATCCGTAGGTAGCATATTGGTCTAACGGTATGGATTGTAGTAGGGATAGTCGTTTGCTCGGCACCATTCCATCAGCTGTAGTTTCGTCTTGCATTTGACTTCCTCTGCTTTAAAAGCATGATATGCGGATTCATCCTTTCCGTCAAACGTATGAATTCCTTCGGTGCCGAGATGCTGCGCGATTTGATCGGGGATAACGTAGGTGAGCAGTCCGAGTTCTCTACAGACTCGTTCTGCGCGAAATCCCCACTCTACGTCTTCCCATCCGTAAAGTCCAAAATCTTCCCTGAGATATCCGATACGACCAAGCAGTTCTCTTGAATACATGCGCCGGCCGATTGGCATTGCCGGGCGTATACGCATTCCTTCAATTGTGGCCTCATCTCCGCGGATTCGCTCTGGGACCCATGAGAGAGGACCAGAATACATTGCTGCAATTCCTGTCTTATCCACTTTTTCAAAGTATTCTTTAAAAGTTTTAAGCCAATCTTTAGGCATGAGCATATCGCACCCAGTAATGCATAGGTAATCACCGCGAGCATTGACCATTGCAGTATTGTATCCAATTGCGACTCCTTTATTTTCATCGAATAAGATCGACGTTTTTGGTTTAAAGGACGACATCACATCACGCACACCATCGCTAGATCCATTATCGACCCACACCATTTCGTGCCAATCAGATCCGGCGTTTTCAATATTATGCCGAATCGCCTTATCCACTTTTGTATCGCGATTATATGTAAGGACTAGCCACGAAACTTTCATATGCATTCTCCACAAATTCAAAAGGCCGGTTACCCGGCCTAATGAAAAAATCTTGCACGGATTTTATAACTTATGGTCTCATCAAAGTAAAGTAATAATGGATCTTACCAGCGGTGAATGCGGCAGTGCTGATCGTCTGGATCAACTTGCCGTTCGCTGCTAGGAAGTGAGGTACGGTTGCTTCGGGACCAACAACTGCATCTAGGGTCAATGCGGTTACTGCACCAGAAGTTACGTCCAAACAAGAATCCGTGTCGCCACCGCTTACGCCGACTATCAAAGTACCGCTTGCACCGGAGGCCGCAGCCTCACACCACAAGTGGAAGTCCTTGATAATTACGTCTTCAGAGGTGGTCAAAAGATCCAATGCGCCGGTTGCTCCGCCGTCGACCGAGTAGTCGTAAGTTACCTTAACGACTTCTTGGGCTAGATTCCACGGTGCTGCGACCGTTTTATGTCCTGCTACTGCTGCCATCGTAAAACTCCTTGAAAGAGTGCGGACCCTTCCGGAATCCGCACGTAATTAAAAAATTAAGTATTGTAAACTTTGATGTGCTTAACGTCGCCGTCGATTCCAAGTTTTGCACCATAGATCACATCTACAGATAGCAAATAACCGAATTGCTTGTTGCTATGCAAATCGCTCAATTTGAATTGAACCTGAGATTGCATTACAAGGTGCAAAAAGTCCTTGTGGAATAGAAGACCATAATCGCCACTGCGGCTATTGTCTTCGTAGCAGTTAAAGCCCATGATCTTACGACCTTCGTTTGCATCTTCAGTAGGACGACCATTGACGTAGTCGCTGGACTTCAGCGTGTCGTCAAGAAGGAAGTCACCCCAATAAGCTGGAGAAAACAGACCGAACCATTTGCCATCTTTTGGCCACTTAGCCGCACCAGCAAGGACGCGGTAAGCTGCCATAGCGTCGGCATCAATGGTCGAAACCGATGCAATGGAATGATCTGGGTTTGACGTACTTGGAGCAACCAAGCTGTACAGATAATCATTGATTTGCTTTTCAACAGCAAATTGCAACGACTTACGGATTTCAGAATCTTCCTTGTTAATTTGCGATTGCAAATCTACAAGATCTTCTACTTCGTATGCTGCAACTGCACGCTTGTCAGCGACAATTCCGATACGAGTAGTTGAAATCTTCTGAGATGCGAATACATCTGCATCAGTGCCGACCGTGCGGTTTTCACCGGTTGGTGCATTGATTTGCGAAACGTAAACGGTATCGCCGCCCTTTTTGATTTCGCCTTCGTAATCTTTATTTACGAATTTACCCAAAAGCATATCTTCACGAAGTTCCTTCGTGAATAATGGCGACCAAAATTTCTGAATCTGTTCGCTGACATCAGCGAGGATTGTTTGTGACATTTCTTAATTCCCCCAAATGATTTGATCTTGTTTAAATTTTTTCATTTCTTTTGCAGGGAGAGCTTTCCAAGCTGATTCTGTTATTTTACCACTTCCATTAGGAGCGCCATTCGGAGCCTTATTGGGAAGATTATTGCCATCTGGTCCGCGAATTACTTCGGGATAAGATGCTTTAAACTTCTCAACAACTTTGCCAACGCTGTACTCGTCTACCGTTCCATCTTCCTTGAGGACGACCGAATCGAATTCGATTAGATCGAAGAACTTCTTGTCTACGGATCCGCCGAGGTTCGAGAGAACTGCCGACAATTTCTTGCGACTATTTTCTCGTGCGTTATGGCTGTTAAGGTCGTTTTCCAACTTTTTGTTCTTCTCTCTTTCGAGATCTAACAACTTTTGGAATTCGCCCTTCTTCTCTAAATCGGCTCGCTCTTTGTCAGCCTTTTCCTTTTCCTGCTGCGATTTGAATTCATCATAGTCCTTAAGTTTTGCCTTAAGTCCTTTGACCTCATCAATTGCTTTGGAATAGGTTTCGTAAGAAACAGAATTCTTTTCAGGAGGGGCACCGCCGCCATCCCCAGTACCAGCACCGCCAGCACCGTTTGGATTGTTCTCACTCATCTTGAAATTATTCTCCTATTTTCCTGGTCTAAATGTCAATCGATTGTTCTTGACAAGAT